TATTGCGGATAGTGTCGAGTTCTTTTACAATCGTGTCACGCATTGAATGATCGTTAACGTGAACCTTGTTGAGTTTAATGTAGTCGCTCAATTTGTAGTAGCACTCAGATTTCAGGCTTGCAAAGTGTTCTTTATCCACTGCGCTAGACCCGTTTAAGAACTCACGACAACGAAGCAACCCGCTAACCCCGATACCAAGACCATCAGAATCGACTACAGCGTTGTTTAAACGCACCGAGTTATCTTGCGCAATCTGTCTTATTATTGTTGCGACTTCGTGCGGATATTTGTGTTTGAACTGGTGAATCTTAATCAGGTTCAATCCTTTCCATATTCCGATCACTGTTCGGTCATTTCCCATTGCAGCAGGATCGCACGTGATATACATTTCACCAACACCCTCAGTATCGTTGAACATTTGAAGCATTGAATCATGTTCGAAGATTTTGTCAGGTGATAGATCAAAATCCCAATCCCCATCCCGAAGACGTTTCCGGTCTGATTCAGGTAGGTTAGATAGTTGTTGGAAGTATGTTTCGGGAAGGTAGGGGTTGTCTTCTGGAAGAGCCGGAACAAATGCGACTTCCGGCTTCAACTGATCCTTTCTCCAAGGGTCGTAAATCTCATTATACAACCATCCTTTTGATGGGTTACATGTAAGAAGTATCTTTGGTATTAGGTCGTATTCGGTCAGTTTGTAACGAAGTCGGGACTGCACAATATCAACGGCTTTCTTTGATACCTGAGAAACCTCATCAATAAAGGCATCAGTGATTTCAAGTGAACCAAGTGAATCGAAATTCGGGTCGGACGGATAGGCGAATAAGTCCTTCAGTATTATTTCAGATCCATTGGTGAAAGTTATTACGTTCGATTGAGCATTGTAGAAATAGTGTTTCGATGCAGTCATTCCAAGCATCGAACAAACTTCAAAGAAAGTGTTAAGGGTAGTTAGTTTGAGGTTCTTTAATTCAGACCGACCAATCAACCCGCGTGTTCCTGCATAACGAAGTCTACGCTTTATCTGCCAATAGCATCCCGTAAAAGATTTGCTCCCGCCAGCAGCTCCGCCATATAACACCATGCGCTTTTCAGAGTCACGCGAAAGGTGGCTCATACATTCCTTTTGCCTATCAAATAGAACTATTTCACTCATACAAGTGAACGAAGATAAACCCTTTCCTGTTCAGTAATCAAAAGCAATACTTTTTATAGAATGTATAAGGAACTACACCAGCTTTGTAAAGAAACCAAATCACCAGGCGATATTTTTTGAAATTATATCGTTTGAAGTCTTCACGCTTCATGTGGTCCGATCCCAACAAAGTCCAAATTCTATCAGCACCATCACCAAGTTTACCCATCTCAAATGATGATCGTCTGGATAGTTCTGCCTCGGCAAGTTTGCGAGACATTATACCAGAGCGAACGCGCGCAGACAAGTAGACAATCCTTTTGTCAATCTGGAATTTTGTTGGCAGCAAGTAAGATCCAACGAATTCGGTGTATATGTTTTCACAGTGCTTACCACCATAGTCTTTGAAGCCATATCGTTTCAAACGTTCTTCAACCTCTGACCTGTCAAACCCATAATGAAACGGCCTAACCTGTTTAATCCCTCTCCACCATGAAAGTAATTGATCCTTGAAAGTGAACAACGGATAGTTGTGCAGGGAATCGGATTCAAAAAACTTGCCTCCCATATACCACGCATAAACCGACCGAATGTATTCAGCATCCATATACGTCCACTTAGCTGGTGTACTACCCTCAGTTCTGAAGTCGTGACCATTCAAAATGTATTTGATCCCGTATTTGTGCGCGGTATCGTACATCAATTTTGTCATTGCAATGTCATTCGGTATGTCCGCATCCGGCAAACCAGCAGCAAGAAACGCATCATTGAGCCTGTCGTATTCCGGTTTATTCACGGAGTAAACAATCATGTCAACATTGCAAATCCTTTTGAGAAGTTCCATATTCTCCTTTGCCTCCGGCGCGTTCCATCCATTATCAAAGTGGATAACAAGCGGCCTGAGATTCCATAATCGGACGGCAGCGTAAAGCAAAACAGCACTATCCCAACCACCCGAAATACCAATGAGACAATCGTATTTGTCTTTTCTTCCTTTGTGTTGGATCTTTTCAAGTAGCGGTTTCCAATCTTCGGGACTTGCGTTTGCTTCTAAGGTATCGTGAAGTTTGCAGTATTCACATTCACCATCTTCATGTATAGTTACAAATGATGAATCGAAAAGGCATCTATTACATGTTATCATTTATTATTTACTATTTGATTAAAGATTAACGATTCTGGAAAATGTTTATCCAAGAAATCGTCAGCAAAGGTATATTTTTTACTTGGTAGTAAACCGTTCCAATGGTCTTCAAATTTATGTTTGTTTTCCCATAAACCACAAGAAATCGAAAGTGCGTGAATAGTTTTATCTTCAACCAACTTAATCTTTTGTCCGGTCTTCAACATCATTTGGTACATTGACCAGTCAATTGATTTATTCAAACCAGAATCAAGCGGACTCCAATTAACTGAGTCAAGGTATTTAGATGAAATTAAACGACCAATGCCAATCGGCTCTTTTGCGCGCTCCTTTGATCTTGCGTCACCACTAGAGGCATATCCGGGCCAATACGCAAGGCGACTTCTGTTTTTAGAGAAGTCAGCAAAGTGACAACCCGCCACACCAACCATTGCGCTATCTTCCAATTGTGCAGCCATTACATCAATCCAATTATTACTGAGCCAGTCGGACGAACCAACAAATAAAACAGCATCGGGACTTAGTGATTCAGCATGGCGAAAAGTCGCGTTCCATTTGTCGGATAGATATTTGTTATTGTGATTTACCCATTCACAACCAGCAGACAAAACAAATTGCTTCGCGTCCTTTTCATTTCCAGCGCAAACAACTTGCGACACACCATTCTTTTCAAGCAACCTTTTAATAGTAAGCTTCAAAAGCGGGAGCCTACCAAATACCGGAATAACGGCAACTACTTTCATTTGTAAATCGGGTTTCCTGTTCGTTTAAAAAGTTCGTTTGTATAGTGACGTAGCTTAGAAGAAATCAAAGTTCTTTGTCTATGTGTCTTTTCTGCAACGTGTTGGTTGAGCATAACTAGACGAGCCTTTTTTAGTTCGTCATCAGTGAAGTGTTCTAGATTGTAGCCCATGATTAACGTGGTTTAACTATTTTCAATTCGTTGTCATTCATAAACCAAGTAGCATCATCAAAGGTACATTCATTTATCAAACCACCTTTCGATCCACCTGATGACAATATCGAAAATGTATGAATGTTTGCCGGTGCTCCATCCTTGTTGCTCTTAACGTCCGATATATGAATTCTATCATCAAAGGCAATACACATAGGGGCAAACCCATTCCAAACAAGATTGAGTTCTGAATGATGGTCAAGACCTTGCTTCGCTTTGTCCGGCCATAAACCGAGGAACATCACTTCACCTGAACGTTGAGCATACCCATAAGAGCAAAGATAATTCGCAACCGACACCTCAACACATTCGCGTGAAGATTGAGCGTAGGTAACGCCATGAATCTTTAATTCACGTTTCATAATTATGGGCTGTCGAACACAGGTCTTTTCAATCGCGTGACGGGAAACATAACGACCTGCACCGATTAACTTGTTTTTCATTTCGTACCTATGCTTCAAAGCCTTTCCGGTCTTTTGTTCAATGAAGGCGTTGATGTTGGTTCCGAGGTATTCGGGCCTGTAAGCTGATGCGCACCAATATATGTAATGGAAATACTCATCACTCATTGAATCATCGTCACCCATAATGATAAACCCTTCGAATTCTGAAACTGAGTTGTAGGCGTATTTCAAAACTTCGTTCCACTTAAATCCAGGTACATTGTCAATTGGTCCAACAGGATGCACCCACGGACATTCAACAGACCATTCAACAGCCAGCTTTTCATCTTCAGGTGACGAATACCCAACAATCAAATGAGTGTAAATCTGGTCTTTGTTCAGTCGTTTGGCACACTCGAATATCAATGGGGATATGTGAGGGCGGTTGTTGAGACAGGTTATTATTGCGATCATTCGTCTTCGATTGTTAAATATTTTTCAATGAATAGAACCGCTAAGATTAAAACCAAGTCGGTCAAAAATATCTCTCGCATGCAAGGAACTCCCCATATCCATAAAAGAAGTAAAGGGATAGCCAGAACAACGAACAACCCACCACAGGATTGTATAAAGTGTAATTTTTTCATAGGTCTTTAAAGGTTTTTATTATCTTCGTTTCCCTCCCCTACTATATCAAGAACATCATTGACATCAATACCGGAAGCCCTCATTTTAAAGAGTGATCTTGCAGTAATATTTTTGGGTCTTGCCCTGTATCGTTGCGCTGTGTTAAGCGATACCCCGATACACTTTGC